ATTTTTTATGAAATAATCTTTTTCAAACAAAAGATTAATTACTATAAAAGAATTAAATTCTTATTTCAAATTACATTTCCATAGTGATTATTTATCTTTATTTAAAAATCCTCAAATTAAAGAATCTTATGAGAAAGCAATAAAAGGCAGATCTGGTTTCATAAGTCATAAAAGAGGTTTTAACTATAAAGGTGGAAGAATCTCTCAAAGAGCATTTTATGATACATTAAAAGATGTTGCCCATTTATCTAAAGAAAATAAAGGACTTTCTCCTATTATTAGGTTTTCTATGTTTGAATTTGGAGTATATAGTAATAGCAGATTTTTGAGAATTCCTCAAGAAAAAATAGAAAGTTATATTGAAAATAAATTATATAAGCTATATAAAGAATATAAAGTCTAAACTTTAAAGTTTCAATCAGATACTCAGATCATAGACTTTCGCCACATCAACAGCGAAGTGGTGAAAACCAGTATCTTCCTCATACCCTATATACCTTCTGTCGGTAATTGTAAAATCTGCACTTAAGAGTATAAATACAACTTCATTTTTCCTTTTTTGATAATTGCCTTTTGAGAATAAGGAGAGGCGAACTTCCTGCACTTCTGCTCCAGGCAGATCATCTCCATAATGTTCGAAGATATCACTCATAGGAATTAACACTATATACTCATCTGGTGGTTTATCGCTAAATACACCGGTTTCTATAGGAATTCCTAAAGGTTCAAGGACCTCACTTATATCTTTCAAAATGCTATGATTCATTCCATCCGCCTCCTTTTTTTAGATTTTACTTATCTCTTCATCTAGCTTCCTTTTCATTGTTTCAATACAGGCTTTTCTACTGGCTGTTTTTGCCGGCTTTAAAAAAGGCTTAGCCGGTTGGCCTGACTTTCCGTATTCTATGATATTGGCTAATTTGGCATTAGACTCTCCATCTTTTCTCGGCTCGTCAAAACCTACCTTTACGTTATAATTACCTTTATTATCAACACCAGACGGAGTAATACCAAGTGCATCTGCCAATTCTCCGGTAGACCTTGAAGGTTCTTTCGTCTCTTTCCCTATAACCGACTGCAGGTTTGATTTAACCTTGGCTTTCACCACTTCTCCCCCGGCTTTTAATACCTTGGGGATGATTTCGTCAGTTTTGCCAGCTAAAGTTGAAACTTTTAAAAGAAATTCCTCCGGCATCTTGTAAGAACTTCGTGCCATGAAATCGCCTCCTAGTCTTTTGAAGCTTCAATCTTTTCTGCAGCTATTTCTATATATATTCCTCTTATTATTTCCACACTAATGATCTTGTACTCTACAGTGCCCCAGCGAATAAGCATACCGGGTTCAATAGAAATTCCAGGAATTTTTCTCAGTTGAAAGACGGCATTAGCTTTGGTGTAGGCTGCCATGTTGGCCCACTTCCTCGACCCGTGTTGCTCATCTTTGTAAGCCCTAACACTGGCAATGACTTCTTCTTCTTTTGAAGAAAATCCTTCATAGTCTTTTACCGATACCGTGTCTATTATGTCTATTTTGGTGTTCATCTTCCCGAAGCTCAAAGCCATCACCTGCCTTTAACAGTTTTTCATCATATCCACTGTTCCTGTTTTTTCTTCTGCCTTTTCGGTAGCATCTCTTTTGAGGTTTTCTTCTATTTTTTATCCAGAGTCTCTTAATCAAACCTGCCACTCCTTTCCCATTCGAAGAAGCAAATGTACCGTCTTCCAAACCTGTTCTGAAGCTCTAACATTATCGTTGAAAAATCCTCCTGTAGATCCGTCTCTGCTTTCATAAAAGTGAGAAGCAAGCATAATCACTCCCTGTTCCGTAGCCGGTGACATGGTGTTTAACTGGTAGTAGTCTTTACTAAGGTGCTGAAAACCTTCGGCGTAACTTACAGCTGCTAATATATAACCTTCTATAATAGTATCGTCTTCTCCGTAGTTAATAATTAAATTAGCCTTAACCTTATCGATTAGAGACATTAATTATCACTCACTTTCCATCAAACCTGCGGCTTTCAGTTTCGCAAGCAAAGAATTAAAATCCGTAACAAGAGCCGCTGCATCCACTGCAGTGCTATCTTCTTGAAATGTAGCAGGTTTAAGCTCTGTTCCATTAAAGGTTAATTTACCTTCAGCTGTTATCTCAAGCTCACCGCCTATTACAGTTTTATCGCCACCTTGCTGGGTATAGTTTTTTGTATTATATCCCATAGTTTTTCCTCCTTATCAAAGTTAAGAAAGACGATCTTCTGACCGCCTTATCTAATTATTAAGCCTTCTGCTGCAGTACCTTTATTGCTTCTGTAAGGATCAGCTTTCCGTCAAGTCTTTGAGAAGCTAAGAATCCTACCTGGCCGTTGGCTGCATAAAGTTCGTTGAGACGTTTGAAAGTTCTTCCCTGTCTATCTGCTATCCAGTAATATTTAAAGTCTCCAAAGACGATAGACTTCTCTCCGGCAGTAGCTGTCGGCATGTACTGGGAAGTTACCACTGGTCTATTTAAAATAGTATCTGGTGTTCCCGAAGTAAGAGATGGCTGCCACAGGTACTGTCCTTGACCGTCTTTAAGTTTTCTAAGTTTTTTAATAGTATCGTCGTTAACAAGAAAAGATGCATTTTTCCTGTAGGAGGACTTAAGGCTGTGGTAAAGATCCAGCATCTCGTCAATTAATATAGCTGTAGTTCCTGCTGCAGTAACTCCTAGGCCAGCTCCTCCCGTAGCATTTAAAAGTCCCGTCGGCTTTGACGAACCGTTGCCGGTAAGAAAAGCTTCTTCTTCAGCAGCACCAATTCTTCTTGCAAACTCTGCTGCTATATAGGATTCTAAATCAAAGTAGCTGTCGTTTAGAAGCTCATCAGAAACTTTAAGCATTGTTCCAAGCTTGTATGCTGAAAGAGTTACCTGGGTAAATGCTTCGTCGCTTTCAGTAAAGGCTGCTTCTTCATCCATCCACGTTGCCGAGCCGTGACTTGCTACCACAGGAATCTTCCTGTCTCCGTAGCTTGTGGTAATTAGGTTACACATATTTCTAAGTACGTTGGTTTCTTGAAGAGCCTGAATAAGTTGGTTTTCATATTCATCCGGAACTAAAAATCCACCTTCTGAATCCGTTCCCACCTCCAAGGCATTCTGTACTGATGGATTCATCTTATTCCTCATGGCACCCCAGAAGGCACTTTTGTATGAATCTGATGCTCTTCCTGTTTTTTCTTCAGCCATCTTCTCAGGTCTTGAAGCTAAAGGTTTGCTTAGGGCAGCTGAAAGTTCTCTGTCCATAGCCTCCTGTCTCTCAAGACGCTGAATTTCATTGCCCAGGTTAACTACTTCTTCTTCCATTTTTTCGTATACTGCATTGTCTTCAGCTTTAATAAGACTATTCTCCTGGCGATGTTCATCAAGGAATGTCTTGGCCTGCTCCCACACCTTGGCTCTTTGTTCTCTTAGTTCTTGAATTTTACTCATATTCATTACCTCCAATTTTTAATCAGCTCCAGCCTTCTTTCTAGCTGGGCGATAGGGATTAGTTTTATTTCTTCTGATGTTTCTTCCTTTTCTTCTTTTTTTGTTGATACGGGTGATTTTTCTTCTTCCTTGTGAGCTAAGTAATTCATTCTAGCCTGAATTCCAGGAAGTTTGTTTCTAAGTGCATTGGTTACAGTCATTTGGTCGAATATAAAACCTTCAGTCATTTCATCTACGGGCTCTGATTCATATAAAATCTTGTCAGCAAAATTAAGTTCAATAGCCTTGTGGGCACTCATCCAGGTTTCAGCATCCATCATGTGGGATATTTTCGCTCTTGATTGTCCCGTCTTTGTTTGATAAGCATTAATTATGCTCTCCTTTACTTCGCTTAAGAGATTAATTCCCACCTGAAGGTCTGCAACCTCTCCAGCTATAAGCATGGCCGGATTGTGAATCATAATTACCGATAGAGGAGAAACACACACCTCATCTCCCGCCATGGCAATAACTGATGCGGCACTGGCTGCAAGTCCGTCAATATGAACACTTATATTTCCTGGGTATTCCTTAAGCATGTTGTAAATCTGTGCTGCGGCAAAGGTGTCTCCTCCGGGAGAGTGTATCTTTACAACGATGTCCTCATTCTCAGGACCACTGTCGTAGAGCTCTGTCTTAAACTGTTTAGGGGTGATGTCGTCATCAAACCAAGAGGACTCTGCAATATATCCTTCAAGGTGAAGGGTTCTAACAGGTGACTCTTCAGCATCATTCACCACCCACCGCCAAAATTTATCCATTAAACCTACCTCCTTTTTTTGGCATTAAAAAAGCACTTCTCTTTGAGAAATGCCATTGTCCATATATATTCATTATTCAATTTTTATATATTATTTTATTCTTCAGGCCCTTTAACATTTTCATCCATAGCCTTCTTGGCGTAAGCCCCGGCCATTTTAAGGGGAAGCATATTTCCGTTGATAAGATAAAGGTCTCCACCATCTTCTTTGGAAATTGGATCCATGTTCTCCATTCTTCTTACATCATTTACCGAGAAGAATCCGTTCTGAATACCGATGGAGTAACCGTCCATCCTTGATTTGTAGTCTCCCCGCATAAGGGCTGATGCATTAAAGGATACAAAGCACTGACCTTTTTCTTTTTCAAGAAAGAGCCTCTTGTTCATAGCCTGTTCTAATCTTACCAGCCATGGCCTTATGGTGTGAACTACAAAGCTTATGGACTGGTTTTCAATGTTACTGAATGAACTCTTGCTGAGATCCGCTACCATATGAGGAGGCACTTGAAAGATTCTACATATCTCTTCAATCTGAAACTTCCTCGTTTCTAAAAACTGGGCATCAGAGTTTGGCATGCTAATAGGCTGATACTGCAATCCGTCTTCAAGGACAGCAACTCTGTTGCTGTTGCTACTTCCTCCATAAGCCGTCTGCCACGCATCCCTAACCTTAGAAGGATCTTTAATTGTTCCAGCTGTTGATAAAATACCACTTGGTGTTGCATTGTTTGCAAAGAACCTGCCACCGTATTCTTCAGCTGCAATGTTTAGTCCTATTGCATTTTTAGCAAGAGCCACCGGTGAGTATCCCATTACACCGTCAAATCCAAGACCGGGAACGTGAAGGACATCTTCAGGACCTAAATAATGAGTTTTTCCCTCCTTACTATATGCATAGTACAGATTTCCATTCTTGTCTCTATCCACAATCATCCTATCCGGAAGCAGTGGATATAGATGCATAACCTCTCCTTTTCCGTTTCTAATAATCTGACAGTAGGAATTACCCCAAAGTAGTATGTGGGTCATCATAGTTTCCCTTAAGGTAAAGGAAGTCATCTCTAGATTAGGTTCATCGTGGAGCAACTTATATAGAGGATGGTTATACATCTTTTCCTTTCCATCACCTTTGTATTGATAGGTATGTAAGGGTAATGATGCTACAGTCTCTGCTATTATTCTCACACAGGCAAATACTGCTGTAGTCTGCATGGAGCTTCTTTCGTTTACAATTTTCCCTGATATGCTTTGACCCATATAAAAGGCAGGTGCACTGCTGATACTGTCCCTTGGTTCTGCCCTTGCTTTGGCTAACCATTTGAATAATTTTGACATAATCTATTCCTCCAAATCTGCACAATAAAAGCACCCATTTTCATGAGTGCTATAATAATTTTTTTATATAAATAATAATTATCGAAAATATTATTATTAATTAGAGTGTTTTAATTCTTCATATTAATTTATACTTTTCTACCATTCTATTTTAAAACTGTCTTTTATCAAAGTTTCTCCAAAAGCTTCTATTTCTACATCATATGTTCCAGTCTCCCAAGGATGATCTTCTCCTTTATAGTGATATACAGATATAAGAGTATCTTTGAAAGTAGTATCCATATCTTTATACACTTCAAACCATAAATTAGTTTCTAATACTCCCTTACCTTCTAAGATAAATGTAAGAGGTATAGTTAAATATTCTTCAGTTTCTGGCCACTCTATTTCTGCCCAAGTAGATATATAGTTAAGTCCTTTATCATAATAAAAGGTATCTGTGTAGTAGATATTACTTAAATCATTATTATTGATTTCTGTTGTTGATTGTCCATAATATTTTAGCTCATTAATCTGTATACCTTTTGAGTATTCTTCTTCCTTACTGTCATCCCAGTAAAAAGATATTTTTTTAGAATCTAGAATATTTTTTTTGTAGTATGCTTTAATAATAAAGTCGGTGCTATCGACTTCATCATAATATGTTGAACCAAAGTTAAGTTTTTCTATATCTATCAACACTTCTTCAGATGTTGATTCTGTTTCGCTTTTAATATCAATCAATTCATCAATCAATATTTTTTCATCTGTTTTAACATTTGTTAGTTCTATGTTAATAGGCATAATTTCATCTTCATTAAAAAGTTTATGATCTAAATTTATTTTAACAACTATATTATCTATATTATTTTTAGGAAGTTCAGTACTGTACCTACCTCTTTCTCCATCTTTCAAATAAGCTGTACTTATTGATAATCTTTCAATATATTCATTGAAATCTATATTGCTATAGTTTTGTTCTTTTGTAAGGGCATTATATATAATTAAAAATGTATCTCCTCTATTTGCTTCACCATATTTTTCTTCATAGTTTAAATTTCTTAAATATCCATTTTCTTTGGCAAAATTTATATAATCTGTTGGCCAAAGTTTAAGTTCTGATATAGTACTTTCATCTTCAATCATTCTTACTATTATTGTTATAGCTTCATCATATGTGATTTTCGAATCAGGTTTAAAAGTTCCATCAGGATATCCAGTCAATAAACCTAATTGCTTTGACTTTTCTATGTAATCTTTTGCCCAGTGATTTTTAGTATCACTAAAGGATGATTCTTCTATAGATTCGACATCTCCATGACCAAGTATTCTCAGTGAAGTTATGGACACCTCGGCCCTGGTTATAGGGCGTTCTAGTTTTATTGTTCCATCAGGATATCCACTTATAAATCCTCTTTCATGCAGATAAGTTGCTGCTTCTGAATATACATCGTCTTTTAGGTCCGAAAATTCTGCTCCGTATGCTGTAATAGAAAACAGTAATGTAAGAGTTAATGTTATAATTATTATTTTTTTCATTTAAATCCTCCTGTTATTTTTTGTTAGCTATTTCACATTATTATAATTATTATAACACTTTATCCTTGAAAAATAAAAGATAATATACAATTAAATGAAGTTCTACTTTTTAAAAGGAATGTGATTATTGTATTTAATCAATTACAGTATTATCATATCTCTCTTATCATAAATTGATCCATCATCTTCCGGTGGATTAACTGCTGCTCTGGCAAGACCCATAATCATAGCTACTATTCCATCTATTTTCTCTGATGATTTTTCCTTGTCCACCTTTATATTTCCTGCCGGATCTCTTCTAACCACTATATTGTCTGCCATCCACCTAAGAACGGGATGACCTCCATGAGCTATTTGTTTGCTTAAGATAAGCCTCATTAAATCCTTTGTAGGCGGTGACATATCCTTAAAACCCTGACCGAAGGGCACTACTGTAAAGCCCATACCTTCTAAATTTTGACTCATCTGCGTTGCTCCCCACCGGTCGTAGACAATTTCCCTAATGTTGTATTTCTCTCCCAGATTTTCGATAAACTTTTCTATAAATCCGTAGTGGACCACATTACCTTCTGTAACATTAAGGAGTCCCTGTCGATGCCATATATCGTAGGGAACTCCGTCTTTTTTTACTCTTTGATAAAGTGTCTCCTCCGGCAGCCAAAAGTATGGTAGGACCTGATACCTGCCTCCCTCCTCTAAGGGCGGGAAAACCAAAACAAAAGCCGTTATATCGCTGGTTGATGACAGGTCCAGACCTCCGTAGCATACTCGACCTTTAAGCTCTTCCGGGTCTAAGGGATAGTTGCACAGGTCCCACTTGTCCATAGGCATCCATTTGATTTCCTGCTTCAGCCACATGTTCAGTCTCAGCTGTTTAAATAGAGCAAGGTCTGCCGGATCATCTTTAACTTGATTATAGTGTTCCCTTACTCTTTCAATAGTAATAGTATGACCAAGACTGGGGTTGGCTTTTTCCCAGTTCTTTTCATCTTCAATATCCGCATCGTCATCAAGCCCGTAGATGATTGATAGAAAAGTAGGATCTACTCTTTTTCCTTTTAGAATGTTTTTAGCCTTTTGATGCATCTCCCACCCGTAACCGGAGAGTTGGTTTCCAGCAGTGGTTAGATATAAAAACAAGGGTTGGGTTCTGGCATCACCTGATCCTGTTGTCAACATCTTAGCAAGGTCCGGATTGGGATAGGTCCAAATTTCATCTAATATAACGCAGGAAGCATTAATACCGGACTTTGATTTAACATCAGAACTTAGGACCTGATAGAAACTTCCTGTCTTTGGATAGACTATCCTTTTTGTAGACCTTACCAGGTTGGTTACTTTTGTTAATGTAGGATTACCCTCTACAAAGTTAACGCTGGTATTAAAGATTATACTGGCCTGCTGTCTATCACAGGCTGCCACATAAACTTCTGCATTAGGCTCACCATCAGCCAAAAGCATATACAGGGCAATGGCTGCGCCGAGCTCACTTTTTCCATTTTTCTTACCTATCTCTACATAGGCAGTTCTATACTGCCGAGTTCCATCTTCTCTTAAGGTTCCAAAGAGCTTTCTTACCAGGTCTTTTTCCCAGGGAAGCAATTTAAAAGGCTGACCGGCCCATCTGCCTTTGGTCAGCTTCAGTTGTTCTATAAAGTTTATGGCATGATTAGCATGAGCTTCACTAAAGGGCATAGGGTAATCCTCCTTTAATTATCTTTCTTATTTAAAATATCTTCTGCCTTTGGAACATTTAAAAGAAGACTTTCCATTGCGTCCCCTTCGATAGTGTTTCCTGCATTGCTTATGTTCAGTCTGCTTCTTGCCGACGGACTGAGTCCCAGCTCTGAGCAGAAGTTTCTCATCTGCTTTAGGTTTTGCTGGGCAATAGAAACCTGAGGAATCTGTTGAATATATCCTGAAGAAGTTTTTAAGATGGAACCGTGTTTTGATATAAACTCTTCAGCCTCTTTCCATCTGGCATAAGCCTGACAGTATCCTGCAAAGGCAGCCATGTCAACTCTAGTTAAAAGTCCCATTGCTTCCAGTTCTTTTGACAGTCTTCTCCATTCCTTCTTGGCATCAGGCTCCAGCCATGACGGGCATTTTGGTGCTTTTTGTTTTGGTTTAGGTTCGTTCTTGTTTAAAGGTCTTTTTCCAGGGTTTCCTTCCAGCTCTTTAACTGCTGTCGGTTTAGGTGGTCTTCCCCTACCAGCCATAACTTTCACCTCCTTTTTTCCAAAGAAAAAAGCCTGATAATTATCAGACTTTAAATAAATTTCAATTTTATTTCTTTGCAATATTATTTAGATTTTTTATCTCTTAATTTTTTTAAACTGAAAATTAATGCTACTACATTTATTGCTAATATAAATAGTCTAATCATGGCATTTTGAGTTAATCCTGGGTATTGCATAATCATAAATACTACTGATCCGGTCCAATATATGGATATTATAGACACATCTCTAACTATAGTTAATACTCTAATATCTAGTTCTCTGTTCAGTAAAGATAAATACCTTAATATTAATCCTAGTGGTATCCCAAGGGCTGCTGTGGCTAAATTGCCTCCTACAGGTGATAGGGTTAAATATAGTCCTCCAAGACCCGTTGCTAAAAATATAAATCCAAAAATCATACTTATAATTCTAAGTGTCTTTTTCATTTTTTTGCCTCCTTTATTTCTAATATCTTTATTTATATTATATAATAAAGACATATAAATAGTTGGTCTAGGAGGCTAATAGCTATGAATGAAAAAGAAAGCCCTAATATTGCTGAATCTAAAGACAGTCAGTTAAGTTTTAATCTTCAAATATGTGAGAAAAACAAAGAAGATATAAAACTAAGCTACAAGGATATATATTTTTTTAATGCTTACAAAAAATATTATAGGAAAAACATAAAAACTGAACTCACAAAATTAAAAGACACCTTAAAAAAATATGAAAATAAGTATCTTAATAATTCTAATAGTGTTATGGAAGATTTTGTTTTTTATCCTCCAATGTATCAAATTAAGCCTGTCGAAGGAACTGAACATGATCAGGCTGAAGTTAATAGGGTTCATAAATATATGCAGGACCAAAGATTTGTTGAAAGACTTGTTGATTACATAGAATTATATGCTGAAAAATTTAAAAACAAAGATTCTTTTCATAACCTGCTTATTAAATATTTTTCTGAATCCGGCTTAAGTCAAAAGGAACTATCTGAAAGAGCTAATGTTAATTATACAACTTTAAATAAGGTATTAAATAAAAAGAAAAATATAGATAATATTTCTATGAATTATATTTTAAAGCTTTGTTTGGCTATGAATCTCGATATTGATGAAACTCAAAAGTTACTTCTTTTCAGCGGTTACGTACTAACCGGAAAAGATGACCGTGAAATTTATCTTAGAACAGCTATTAAAAATAAGCTTGGAGTTGTAAAAACTAATCTATATTTAGATGAAAACAACTTACAACTCTTGTAGTTCATATTCTTTATATAGAAAGTTTAAAAGGTTAAATATTATTCTTCTTTCCTACCTTCTTTTCTTCCTAGTTCAAAGGCAAGCTCCAGAGCTTTCTTTACTCCCCATACAGAAACATCGTAAAAATCAAGGCCATCTGAATTTCTTGTCTTAAGAGTTTCTATGAAAAGCTCTTCTTTTGCTATTTCTTCAAGTTTCTTTTCTATTTTTTTATCCATGGTTTTATTCTCCTCTTCTTTTGGTATGTACATATTAGCTCTAAAGAGAGAATATATCCAGTAATATTTTCTGCATACAAAAAATTTTATCTGCATAATTTTATCTCTTTTTTATGTATATAACTTTTCAATCTCTAAATTATTTTCCACGTATCCCTTTATAATTAAAGTTCCCTTTTCTAATCTCTTTCTGATCTGCTTCAACAGCTTTTTTGTATTCTGGATCCTTGGTTTCTTTTTCTTTACAGCTCATGCAGATGCAATCTTCATTAAACATAGACATGATACGTCCGCCTTTTAAGCTTCCTCCACACCTATCGCAGTATTTCTGAGCTAAAAACTTATCCATTTCATCCTCCTACTCAACATCTACATATTCCATCAAGATTGCTAACGCCTCATCATAAGACTTAGCTTCTTTAGGAATTCGCTTTTTCATCTCATCTGCCTTTTCCAGTTGCCCGGCTTCTTTTAGTGTCCTTGATACTATTCCCATAAGATTAAAGATGTTACCGTCTTCTCCTATGAGTTTGCACTTAGGCTTCATCTTTATCACCGACCTTTCTAAAAGCACTGCTGCCTTCTAGGTGCTTAAGGAGTGTCTTTCTACTTTCCTTATACTTAGGACCCTTCATGCCAATTCTAATAAGCCAGGTTCTAAGAGCATACTTTGGATTGTCTTCTTGGGCCTGCTTAAAAGAAGCCCTGTTTAATGTTTTTGAATATTCTGAAATAAGAACACATAAATCTTTAAAGGCTTTCGCCCTTTCAGGACTTAAGCTTGAGCCGTGAAGATAGAAAGTAAAGATTTTTTGTTCAAAGCCAATCTTAAGTCCTTGACATCTATCTTCACCAAGTTTTTCAATGGATGCTTTTAATTCTACCAAATCATTAATATCTTCCTTGTTTAACTCCTCAGCAAAATCATCATCCATGAAATGCTCTTCTGTCTGGAAGGACATCATAATTAAGTTCTGCTTGCTGTAGAGCATGTTTATGATATTCTTTAAGCTGGTGGCTGTATGATCTTTAAATTCTATTTTCACTTGGTCACTATCTGAATCTTGATATAGACTCTTTTCAATTTCTGACTGATGTAATATTTCATCTGCAGTTATAGTTTCACCATCGCTTTTAGTGATGATACCTCGCCTGTCAATGGTATACACTTCTTGATCTGCTTTAATTTCATAGTTAAAGGTAGGAACTCCTAAGTATCTAGGCTCTACTCCTAAATGCTCTCCAAGTTTTTTAATAATTTCTTTTCTATCCATTTCATCCACCTCTACCTTATTTCCAATCCTGTGTACCGTGGATAATCGTAACCTTCTGTATTTACCAGAACCTTCTCATCAGTTTCTATGTTGGTTACTCGGATGCAGCGAACCTGGCCTTTATCGTTGATACCCCCATCGTCTTTGTTTATCCAAGGTTGGTCTTTTAAAAAGTCATCTGCAAATTCTTTAAAGTCTTTGTCTTTTAGAATTACTTCCCTGTTGATGGTATAGGGTTGACCTTTTCTGCCTTCTTTTATTGCTTGATTGGTAAGTTGTTTTAGCTCTTTTAAGTTACATACTTTCCTTCCAAATAAAGCTCTCATTATTTTATCCCTCCTAGTCTTTTGAAATCTCCTTCTTGGATAAACTCTTCCATCTCACTTTCGGTGTAGACTAGGCAGTTATCGTCATCATCCTTAACTGGTGAAAGTATATAGTCATTTCCCCATCTTCCTACTATCTCGTAAACCTTACCTCTTTTGCTTTCGAACCTGTCTTTTTTCTTTATCATCATTTCCTTTTCCTCCCTGCTTTAAATTCATTTGGTACTACTATATATCACTCTAAAAGCACATAATTGCAAGAGAAATTTTAAGAAATGATGTACATTATTTTCTGGTTATATATATTTCGGTGGATGTTTTTAAATAGCTTTATCGCTTATTTCAAGAGCTTCGTCTATAAATTTCAAATCAAATCCTGCATCTTCATATCCTTCTATAACAATGTCAAGATAAGTTTTGCTTGGCAGATTCAAATGGATCCTGTCTAGCACCTTGTCCGTCATTATATATACCATTGCTGTAATTGTCTTACCATCTTCAAGAGTTACCTTCACATCTTTCTTTTCATAAAATCTAGGGTATCCCTCGTAATAATCAAGGGCTCTTTCATCTTCCGGTTGCAGCTCCCAAACTATCACAGGAACCTTTCCACCTTTTTTCTTTTCTACTGTGCAGTAGGCATTATCCACCTGTCCTTTAAACAGAAGTCTGTATCCTTTTAAAGTTCCTTTACCGTATACCTTTGCAGTCGGACATCTCATAGCCATCTGCTTTAGATTTAGATTTGACCCGTAAGCTATGTTTAATCTCTTTTCTTCTTTCATCTTTACTCTATCCTTTCTTAAAGGGCGGTTTTACCCCTCCAGCTTTCCCTGTGTGGGCTTTTAACTTGATTGGCTAGCCCTTCTACCGCCTTAAGAGGGGTTTCCCCCTCCGTGGGTTTATTCGCCGCTTGTTTTATCTATACGGCTGTTCGAAATCTCCAGGCTGCGCTTCCATCAAGGTGCTTGCAAAGGTGTTCTCGGCAGTTTTTGAAGTCTTTTCCAATGAAGCCGATTCTGTTAAGCCAGGTTCTCATGGAAAACTTAGGGTTTTCTATCTGAGTCTTCTTGGTGCTGGCACTCTTTTGGGTTAAGGCCTGGTGGTTCATACCTAAGGCTAATACTACAAAGCTTCTAATCTTTCCTGCATGAAGGGTTCCGTTAAAGCCTCTTAGTTCTACCGTTCCGCATCCGTTGAAAAAGCTGTGAAGGTTTAAAAAGTGGTACCTGCTTTGGTGGTAGTGTCTTTCTCTTCTGTCGCTGTATCCTTTGTACCAGATGTCTTCAATCTGTCTGAAGCTTGTGGGTTTTACCTTGTTCATTCTTTCCACCAAGCTCTTATCCATCTTTTTACAGTAATACATCCTTCTTTGTTCTATCTGCAAGGCTTCGTATAAAAGGTCGTTTCTTGAGTATATGATGTTCATGAAGTTTCTTATGGATCTTGGTGTATGTTCCAGACCGTCTAAGTGGATGTGAATTCCGGTGCAGTTTTGTTTTTCTGAAAAGGCTCCTGCCTTTCTTAGTTTTCTCACCATCTCCTGAAGGTCCTTCATGTCTTTTTCGTAGGTCAGTATGGGACTTACAAGTTCCACGCTGTATTCTTTTGAAGCTGAAACCTTTTGACCTCCAGATTTTTTCTGGGTACAAATGCTTCCATCGTACATTATCTTCCAGCTTCTTCCATCCGGTGCTTCGATTTTAAAGGTTCCGTAGTAGTCGTTTAGTTCCTTTACTTCTCCGCCTAAGTGTTCTCCTATTATCTTTGCAGCTTTTCTTCTTGTGATTCCCGTCATTTCTATTTCGATTCCGAATCTGCTTTTTAAAAATTCCTTGTTTTCCATGGTTTTTCCCCTTTCTGGTTTCGAGTGTGTTTCTTTTCTTATATACATATATCACTCTAAAGGGGATAAATATCAAGTCATTTATTAAAAATATACTGTATACTATCTAAGCTTCTTCTATCTCTTCAGGTTTTTCTACATCACTAATATGAATTTTTTCACCATCACGTAACAGATATACATCTTTGTCTGTTCTTACCTGTTCTATATATCTCTTCACAATAACCGTAGCATATTTAGGATCAATTTCCATTATGTTGCAAATCCTATCCATCTGCTCACAGGCAATAAGGGTTGATCCACTTCCACCGAATGTATCCATTACAATTCCATTAACCTGGGAAGAGTTCTTTATAGGATAACATAGTAAAGGAACTGGTTTCATTGTTGGATGTTCTCCATTTTTTCTAGGTTTATCATAGTTCCACACAGTTGTTTCTGACCTTCCTGTAAACCATTTATGCTTAGCACCTCTTAGCCATCCAAAAAGTATGGGCTCATGTATCCAGTTGTATGGACTGCGACCTAGAACCAAAGAATTCTTTTTCCATATGCACACTCCGCTTAAATGAAACCCAGCTTCAATAAAAGCTTTTCTAAAGTTAAGCCCTTCTGTATCTGCATGGAATACATATATTGAACCTCCCTGTGCAGTATGATCAGCCATATTCTTAAAGGCACTTATTAGAAATTCATAAAAAGTATCATTATCTTGCTTGTCATTTTGTATCTTAAGTCCACTTGAACTTTCAAAGTCCACATTGTAGGGAGGGTCCGTCAGAACAAGATTGGCTTTCTTTCCATCCATTAATCTATCAACATCTTCATGTTTTGTAGCATCACCACAGAGCAATCGGTGTCTTCCAAGGAGCCAAAGATCTCCTGACTTTACAAATGCTGCTTCCTCTAATGCTTTATTCACATCATAGTCATCATCAGTTGCATCCTTATCATGGACCTGGCTAAAGAGGTCTTCAATCTCTGCAGCATCAAATCCAGTGAGGGTAACATCAAAATCCTTGGCTTCAAGTTCTTTAATTAAATCTGCCAAGGCTTCAATCTCCCAATCTCCTGTTACTTTATTAAGAGCCACATTTAATGCTTTTTCTCTTTCAGGAGAAAGTTTAACAACGACACATTCTACTTCTGTTTGTCCTTCCTCTAAAAGGATCTTATATCGCTGGTGCCCTCCCACAATATTTCCTGTCTCTTCATTCCATATGATAGGCTCAACATACCCAAACTCAGTCATGGACCTTTTCAACTTTTCATATGCCGGATCGCCGGGCTTTAAATCTTTTCTTGGATTATATTCTGCCGGATTGATTTCTGATACCGGTACTTTTCTTACTATCATTTCCTGTTTCATTAAATTTCCTCCCTTTTATTGCATAAAAAAAGCCCCAGACTTGAGTCTATAGGCTAAAATACTGAAAAATCATATTAGAATGGATTGTTTCAGCTATTGATTATATTAAATTTTCAATTCATTTTACAGGTATTATATATTGCTTATATCCCACTAATCGCAAGGTTTTAGGAAGATATTGTATAGCTTTGTTTTAAATGAATATCTCCAGAGATACCCCCCTTGCGATTTTCGCGATTTTTCACACACGACCCTGGCGCGTTGTCGTTTAGCCACTTCTGTAGAGATTGAGACCCCCTACCCCCTCGTGAACTTCAAGTTATTTCCGAAGCCTCCATCTTCTTCAGCAGTCTTCTTCGAGTGACAACTTTTACAAAGTGACTGCCAGTTGTTTTTATTCCAGAAGAGCTTCCGGTCACCACCGTGTGGTTTGATGTGGTCCACCTCTGTAGCTGGCGTGAGTCTTCCTTCTCTCTCGCAGTGAACACACAGCGGATGCTTCTTAAGAAAGTCTTTGCTAGCCTTTCTCCACTGATAGGTATACATCTTTGAAGTCCTATCGTTCTGGACCCTTGTCATTTCTTTCTTGTGCTTCTCAC